CGTACCGAATAAAGAAGATGGCTACGATCATATGAACGATGCCCTTGGTTATTTGGTCGAATACTTGTTCCCTGTTCGCACAGAATACGATGCACCCCAACCTACTAGGTGGACTTGATGAGATTGAATACAGATACAACGCACCCCGAATATGATTCCAATGAAGCTAAGTGGGAGTTTTACGTTCGCTCTTACATGGGCGGTCAGGCATATCAAGACGGGCAATACCTAACCCGCTATATTAGTGAAACTAAAGAAGATTATGATCGCAGGATTGATCTGACACCAATGGACAATCACTGTAAAAACATTGTCCACATTTACAGCAGTTTCCTATGGCGAGTACCGCCAACCAGAGCCTACAACAGTCTACAGAATAACGTATCGCTTGATCCGTTTCTAAGGGATGCTGATTTAGATGGGCGTAGCTTCAATGCGTTCATGCGTGAATGCCAGATTTGGTCTAGCGTTTACGGCCATGTTTGGATAATGATGGATAAGCCAAAGTCCAACGTAGGCACTAAGGCAGAAGAATTAGAGCAAGACATTCGCCCCTATGTCACGATGTTCACCCCCGAAAACGTACTTGACTGGAACTACGCAAGAACGGCAAGCGGTAGGTTTGAGCTAGACTACCTGAAGGTTAGAGAGTCAGTAATTCGCGTAGACCAGACGACTACAGAATCTTATTATCGCGTCTGGTACAAGGATAGGGTTGAGTTGTGGAAGTCTACTAATGACCTAGACAAGCTGATAGAGACTGACGATAACGTATTAGGCAGAATCCCCGCTGTATTCCTACCCGCAAATCGTTCAGTGGTTCGCGGCATTGGTATCAGCGATATTGCAGATGCGTCATATATGCAGAGAGCCATCTATCAGGAACTGTCAGAGATTGAGCAGTTGATTCGTATTAGCAACCACCCGACACTGGTTAAGTCATTTGGCACTGACGCTACCGCAGGGGCAGGTTCAATCATTAATATGCCTGACGACATGGATGCACAGCTAAAGCCGTTCCAGTTACAGCCTAGCGGCCAGAACCTTGACGCTGTACGCGCATCAATACAAGACAAAATACAGTCTATTAACCGCATGAGCCACATGGGTGCTGTTCGCGGCACTGAGGCGATAACAATGTCTGGCGTGGCGATGCAAACAGAGTTTCAAATGCTTAATGCCAAGCTATCGGAAAAGGCTGACCTACTGGAATTAGCAGAAGAACAACTGTGGGGCTTGTTCTGTGATTGGCAAGACATAACCAACGATATAGAAATCTATTACCCTGATGCGTTTGATCTGCGTGATTACGATAAAGAACTATTGTTCCTACAGCAGATGAAAGCAACTGGCGTTAAGTCGGCAACCCTAAGCATGGAAATCGACAAGAAGATCAGTGACTTGATTCTTGATGATGAAGAACTTGCAAAGGCTCACGCAGAGATTGAGTCAGCACCGCAACAACTAGGCAATTTTGAAGTATCTGATGTCGAGGGCAATTAATGCCAACCGATATAGAACATGGCGACAATCTAGCAAGGTTAGCGGCTAGGCATCAGGAGCGTCTGGCAGAGTCTCTTGTCACGCTAGAGAATCGCATTGTCGATCTAATGGCTAATGCGCCATTGCAAGAAGGCAACCTGTTTGATCTTGAATGGGCTATCAGTGCGCGTAATGAGATTAGGCAGTTGGTTGATGCTGAATACCTTTCGCAGATTGATTCTATTCTAAGAGATTACCCCAACGTAGCCGCAGACGCGCAGAGTATGCTTAAAACATATGGCAAGTTCACAGAGATTGATCCTAAGATAATTACGCAGTTGCAGACTCTGGAGTTCCAAGGGTTTGCAGATATAGGCGCAGAATACACTGACGCTATAGCCAAAGAAGTCTATCAAAACACCCTTACAGGCCGATCATTCGCAGACAGCGTAAACACCATCAAGCAGGTTGCAGGGGGTGAAATGGCGCGTTATGCAAAGCAACAGGTACACGACTCACTAATGCAGTTTGATGCCGCTATCAACGTATCAATAGGCAAAGAAGCAGGGGCGAAAAAGTGGAAGTATGTGGGTAGCCTGATTGAAACGTCACGCCAGTTTTGTAAAGACCATGAAGGCGAGGTAATGGATGACGAAAAGATTGAACAGCTATGGGGTACAAGTTGGGCAGGTAAGGCGGCAGGTGATCCCTTCATCGTTAGAGGCGGTTACAACTGCGGCCATAGATTTAGGCCAGTATTTGATGAAGAAGCTGACACAGAAGAAGCTGAAACAGAAGAATCGGTCGAGGTGACTGAAGAACCTACTACTCAGGAAGTGGATGTTGTTAATCAGGTTGAATTTACAAGCATAAAAAGAAAAGGCGAAAAAGAAATAACCGTTTCTGACTTTAATACTGCGATGAACGCGATTACGCCTGTTCAAATGGCGTTAGTACAAAGATTGCCTAAACCTAAAAAGCTAGTAGGCAAGGCAGAAGGTGGGCTTTATGAAAGCTATACCGCAACGCTGACATCAGGTACTGAGAGAGGCGGTTCTATAGTTAGGCATGAGTACGGCCACCATGTTGACTATATGCTAAAGAAGGAATTGGGAGGGTTTGGGGCTTTAAGTGAAAATGACTTTAAGTTTAAAAAGGCGTTCGAGAAGGATCGTATCGCACTTGGCTTAAAATCATCAAAAACAAAACAAGCCGCTATGGATGACTTAATTGATGAAATGTATGACACAAAAGTCGTAGAGAAAGGCCGATTCACTTACACAAAAAGAATTATTAAGAATGATGAGCTTCCAAATCTATCGGATATTGTTGATGCACTAACGCATGGTCAGCTACAGAAAAAGTATAGAGTTTGGGGTCATGGGGTAAGTTACTACAAGCGAGTTGGGAGCAGGTACAAGGAAGCTTTTGCAAATCTATTTGCATTGAGGCATACGCCACAGTGGGAGATTGTAGAAAAGCGATTTCCTGCAATGGCCGCAAGATTTGATGAAATAATGGAAGGGAAAATATAATGTCAAAGATACTATCAGCAGATGATCTGTTTGCGCTTCACCTTGAGCAGTTTGGGGTTGAGCCAGTAGTTACTGGGATAAACGCAAGCATATCGGGAGACTTACTTGAAAGAATCATAGATGCGCTAGAAACTGGCGTTCCATACATAGAGCAGGAAGTTCCTGAAGGAGTATTAACATAATGCCACAAGGTAAAGGTACATACGGTTCAAAGGTGGGCAGACCACCGAAAAAGAAGAAAAAGAAGAAGATGGTTAAAAAATAACCAGTTATGATACAATCCTAATTCACCAATACTCTTTAAGAGGTTCGTAACATGAGCGACGAAATCATGGCAACAGAAGCAGAGACTGAAACTGCGGCAGTAGAAACTCAGGCAAGCAAGACGTTTACGCAAGAAGAACTTGATCGCATTGTCGCGGATAGAGTTGCAAGAGAGCAACGCAAGTTTGATAAAAAGGTATCAGGAATTGATCTTGATGAAGCGAAAGAATTACTGGCGCAGAAAGAAGCGGCAGAACTTGAGCGACAAAAAGAGCGAGGCGAGTTTGATACTATCTTGAAGAAAACAGTCGAAAAGAAAGATATGGAGATACAGAGTTACAAGAGCAAGCTACAGCAGACCCTAGTTGATGGGGCATTGTTGGGAGCGGCATCTAACAATAACGCTGTTAATCCGAATCAGGTGGCTCAGTTACTAAAAGCCAACACCAGACTAGCCGATAATGGCAATGTCGAGGTGCTAGACGATAATGGCTCTCCGCGATACAATGATGGCGGTGATCTGTTGTCAGTCAATGAGGCTGTAACAGAGTTCTTGACAGTTAACCCGCACATGGTCAAAGCGTCACAAGGTGGCGTGGGATCGCAGGGTAACACTGGTGGCTCAACACAGAAGCCTCAATCTGTGGCAGATATGGTTGCTAACTGGGATCAGGGTGGTAAAGAAGCATTTGCCGCCATGAAGAAAAAGTAACCACTTAACCACATTTTAATTTTATATTTTTGAGGATGCTATAATGGCCGCTACAACTTCTACTACTCTTGACGATCTATTTGTCAATATCATCGCACAAGCGCGATTCACTGCTGAAGAACAGTCCCTAATGATGGGTCTGGTTACTCAGTACAACATTCAGAACCAAGCAGGAAAGACTATTCAGATTCCTAAGTACCCTGCTATCTCAGCCGCTGACGTTGCTGAAGGTACTGATCTTAGCTCAACTACCGTATCTACTTCTAAAGTTGAAGTAACTATCGGTGAAGTTGGCGCACAGGTATTGCTTACTGACATGGCGACTTACGGTGCTGATTCCCCTGCTGAAGCAATGGGTACTCTGCTAGGTAACGCTATTGCTACTAAGATGGATACTGACTTGCTTGCTTTGTTTGCAGGTTTCTCTGGCGCATTAGGTGCGGCAGGGCAGGAGATTACTGTAGCTGACTTGTTTAAAGCGGCGGCAACTCTGCGCTCTAACAAGGTAACTGGCAGTATGTCTGCTGTTGTTCATCCTTTCCAAGCGTACCAGTTGAAAGCTAACCTAACTAACACCTTTGCTAACCCCAACGGTGGCGACTTGCAGAACGAAGCAATGCGTAACGGTTATGTTGGTACTATCGCAGGTATCGACATCTATGAGTCAGCTAACTTGTCTGTTGACGGTAACGGTGATGCTGTAGCGGCTGTATTTGCCCCTGAAGCATTGGCTATTGCCATCAAGCGCGACTTCAACCTTGAAGCAGAGCGTAACGCATCTCTACGAGCGTTCGAGCTTAACGCCACTGCTGTATATGGTGTTGCTGAGTTGGATGATGATTTTGGTGTCAAGATTACTGCTGACGCTACTATCTAAGTGTATTGCCCCCTTTTCGGAGGGGGCTTTTACTTGAGGTATTTATGGCTATAACTTATCGCGGTGAAAGGTTTGCGGGTTACAATAAGCCCAAGCGCACCCCCAAGCATGGAACTAAAAGCCATGCTGTACTAGCGAAAGAAGGCGACAAGATCAAGCTAATTAGGTTTGGTCAGAAAGGCGCAGACAATAAGCCCCCGCGCAAAGGTGAAAGCGAAGCTGATAAGGCTAAACGCAGATCATTTAAAGCGCGTCACGCTAAGAATATAGCTAAAGGTAAAATGTCTGGAGCATACTGGGCTGACAAGGTGAAGTGGTAATGGCGTACAGCAATGATTCCGATTTAATGAAGCTAGTCCCTGACATTCTAAGTCTGGGTATAGAGTCATTTATTCTAGAACACCCAAAGGCCAAGGCTGACATCGAACGCGAGTTACGCATTAAGTGGTGGCCGCGCAAGGGTCTATCTGGCGAAATGGATGCAAGCAAGCTAACTGGAACGCAGTTCACTATGGCTTCATCGTACCTAGTGCTGTGGCGTTATGCGCTACCGCAACTTACCAACTGGGTTGATGGCGATAGATTCAGTAACATGATCGACTTTTATAAAGCCCGATACGGTGAAGAACTTGAAGCCGTATTGAGCGATGGCATTGAATATGATGCTGATGGCGATGGCACTGTGACCGATAAAGAAAAGCAACCTGTAGGCCAGTGGCTAGATAGATGAAGTTATCTATAACGTCAAACGCTAACAAAATGTCTATGCAGATTAAAAAGCATGGGCAGGAAGTGTCTGGCAGTATTAGAAAGGCGTTATCTATTACAGCGCAAAGCGGCATTAATATTATTCAAGAAAGAACATCCAAAGGCATGGGCTACAAGGATGGTAAGTTTAAACCTTACACAGAACAATATGCCGCATATAGAGTTAAGAAAGGTAGAGGCACGTTGCCTAACCTAGAGTTTGAACGCCAGATGATGTCATCAATTACATCAAGAGCAGATAGCGAGAAGGCAGTCATATTCTTTAGAGGCGCGGAAAACTCACGCAAGGCGGCTATGAATGAAAAGAAAAGGCCGTTTTTTGGCTTTTCTAGGCAAGAAGAACGAAAGCTTAGTAAGATATTCTTTAGGGCGGTGAAATGAGCGTAAGAGAAAAGATAGCTGATAATATCGTTGATACTTTGCGGGATGTTGTCCCGAACAAAGAAGTCAGCTATGTAACGCGAGAGCCATTTGATTTTACCAAATTATCAAACGCCCAATACCCCGCTATATTGGTTCGTAGCGCGGGTGAAGATAGAAACGACAGTACGATTGGCGGTTCTGTCACGCAAAGGATGGCGACAATTAATTATGATCTTATATGCTATGTTAAAGGCTCTCTGATAGACACAGCCAGAAACAGAATCATAGAGGTCGTTGAAGAAGCACTTGATGTTGATCGGTATCGCGGTGGTAATGCCCTAGATACTCAGGTTATCAATGTTGAGGTGGATGAAGGTTCTATTGATCCCATTGGTGGGGTCATTATTACAGTTCGCGTGTTGTATCAGTACACTCGCGGAAATATTTAACTTTAATTTGAGGTATTAATCATGGCGACTAAAACAGGCGCATCTGGAGTAGTTAAAGTACAAGTCTCAGGCACGACTGTTGCCGTGGTTGGCGAAGTACGTTCTTTCACGTTTGAAGGTTCAGCAGACACTATTGAAGATTCTGTAAT